TGGGCTAACTTGGGAATATTTTTTTCCAGATATTGAAATGCCATTATTTATAAAAATGGTTCAAGATAGAGATTTATGGAAATGGTCAATACCAAATTCTAAAGATTTTACAGCTGGATTATTTACTTTGTGGGATGGTTGTGATTATTATGATTTTGATAAAATATTTACAATGTTAGATAATATTTTTACCGATCAATATATGTTTAATTTTTGTATGGGTCTTGGTGAAGTTATTAATCAAGCTAATAGTCAAAGAGCAAAAGCAATTGCTGAAGCTGCTAGTAAACGTGTAGATAAATTTATGGGGAAAAATGTTTGTATTGTAAATTGTTCAGTAGAGCATGCATCAGAAGTAGGTAATATTTTAAGCTCGATGGATAATATAGATTTTGCTGTCATGTGGACTTATAAAAATCCAAATGAATCATATAATGTAAGTTTAAGATCATCCAATAAAGTAGATGTAAGTAAAATAGCTAAAGCTTATGGTGGAGGTGGTCACCCCAATGCTTCAGGATTAACTACTAAAATATTTCCTCCAGTTCTATTTAATAATCCTATTAGTTTATAAAAAATTGATTTAATATTAATTAGATTAATAAATATATATATTAATGCAAGTAGAACAACAAGATAATTCCATTCAATGCAATACATGTGGCTCAACGGTTATGTCTGAATATCATGAAGAAAAATGCAATACTGTTAAAATGTATCAAATTTTAGAAGAAACATTAAATGATAACTTTAAACCAATGATGACTTATGGTCTTGGTGGTTGTCATGCTTTTATTATGATAAATAAAAATACCAAACATCTTATTTTTATTCATCATCCATTTTTTGAAATGATTAAAATTATTTTCAATATGTATTATAATCTTTCAGATAACTTTACTATTATTTTTAAAACACCTGGTACTTGGGTTAAAGAAGAAGATGATAAACACTGGAAAATGAAATCAGAAAATGAATCAATTCAAAGAGAATTTTTGGAGAGACATAATGTAACTGTAAATTTTGTTCCCTATAGTTTAAGTCAATCAAGAGAAGATATCTTTAATTCAACTCTTTATTGTAATTATAAAAATAAGAAATTCGAATATACAGATTCTCAGGGATCTATAAATTATTTTGATTTATAAATTATATATTTCTTCGCACTTTTTATTTAAGATATCTAATTGTTCTTTCCAATTTATATTTTTTGAATTTTCATTAAATAGATTTATTGTATTATTAATTAATTCGAATAAAATTATATTTTTATCACCTAGATCAATATTACCTGATTCAATCTCTGATTTTATATATAAGCATAAATTATTTAATTCCTGTTTATAATCTCTATTATCAATATTTTTATTGTCTTCTTCTAATTGTTCTAATAATGAAAGCTTTTCATTAATATAATCTATTGAAATATTTTCATAACTAATTTCTTCTAATACCGGATTTAAAAATTCACTCCATTCAGGATTTTTAGCTAGTAATATACTTATTCTATTTTTTAATTCGATTTTTCTATCATTATAAAATAATTTTTCGATTCCATCCATTTTATCATCAGTTTGTTCTTCATAATCTGGAATTATTGAACCTATTAAAGCATATGACTCTTGAAGAGAATTTAATGTTTCAATTAGTTGAAAATTATTCATAGTTTCTAAAGATTCTTCTATTTGTTTAAATTTATCTAACATTTCATTTTTATCTGTCTCATTAATAAGATCATTTATTTGTAGATTAATTAAAGAATTTTCGATATGGGTTTTAATTAAATATATATTTTGATTTCTTATTAATTCGGCTTCATCAGTATCTAATAAACTATTAGCTTGGGTAATAATTTTATCAATATCATCACTATTTATTTGAGGTATATCTTTTACTAAAATATTTCTTTCTACTCCTGATTTTCTATCAATTATAATAATGTTTATTATTGAATTAAGATCTACTTTAAATGCTATCTCAATAATTGGAACACCACCAGCTGACACTTTATCAAATATAAATTCACCAATTAGAAAATTCTTATTTGCTATCATTCTTTCTCCCTGATAAACTTTTATTTTAATACTTGTATCACCTGGTGAATCAGTTGTATATTTCTGTCCTCTTTTAACCGGTAATGGGGTATTCTTTGGAATAATTATTGAATATGATCCATCAGCTAATTCAATACCTAATGATAAAGGTAATACATCCATTAAAACAACTCCATCATTAGCTTGATATTTATTTTCTATTATTCCAGAATATAATCCAGCTCCTTCAGATACAACTGATTCTAAATTAGGATGTATCCATGGATTTTTATTAGTTATTTCTTTTATTGTTTTTTGCAATATTGGAATCCTACTAGTACCCCCAACTAAAATAACCCAATTAATGTTTTTATGTAATTCTAAAATATTTTTTAAAGTATCTTCCACTTTTTTAATTAGATCATTTGATAAGTTTTCAAATTTAGTTTTTGTTAAATTATAATTAATTTTCCTATCATTTAAATTTATACTTATTTCATAACTATCTAAATAAGTTAATTTTTCTTTTATTTTCTGCGATTGATTCCATAAAATTGTTTTATTAATATCTACATCCATTAAATTATTTACTCGTATTATATCATCAGCTATTAATTTTGTAAAATTATTTCCTCCTAAATCATTTAATCCTTCACTATGAATTACTTCAAAAAATGTATCTAGTTTTTGTAGAATTGTAAAATCCATAGTACCTCCTCCAGTATCTATTACCAGAATTTCTTCTAATTCTCCAGATGAATGAGATAATCCATAAGCTAAAGCTGCGGCAGATGGTTCATTTATAATTCTAATTACTTTAATACCAACTGATTGATAAGCTGATCTAATTATTTCTCTTTGATTATCATTAAAATTAGATGGCACAGTAATAACAGCTTTTATTAATAAATTATTATCTTTTAAATTCTGATAAATAATTTCAGTTAAATGTTTAAAGAAGATTACTAATAAATCATGATGTGAATAAAAACTATCATCTGAATTAAATTTAAAAATAGTATTATCACCGATTGATATTTTAAAACTATGTATTATGTCTGAAGCATTAACTGGAATATAATTTCCACAATAAATTTTACCGTTATATTTTGCTATTTTTGAAGGAATAATTTTAAATATTCCATCTAATAAAATATTTGATTTATTGTTATTAAAATGTGTTATAACCGTATTGGTTGTTCCAAAATCAATACCTACTAAAATTTCTTTATTATCAATACTCATTAATATTATAATAAATAAATTTATTTGTTTAAACTAATTAAATTTAATTTTACCTTTTGAATTTATCAATCCTATAACTTTACCAGGTTTATTATCAACTATATCATATAATTCGTTTGTTTCTAAATCTCTCAAATAATAATTCTTTTTATATGATGTTAATTCAAAACCATTAATATCTTCAAAGTCATCTACATTAAATTCTGAATTAACTTTTTTCTTTGTTTCAACAATTGGTTCTTTTGTTAGAGGTGTTTTTAATTTACTAATTTGATTTTCTAATTCTTTAATTTGTTTATTTAATGATTGAACAAATGAAACTTTAGTTAAATTATTTAATTCATTGCATTTTTCTTGTAATTCATCATTTTTCATTTTCATATCACGATCATATTTATTTTTAAAATCATCTAATTCTTTTGTTTTATCAGATAATTTTTCTTCTAAAGTATTTATTTTATTTAATAAATCAATATTGGTATCAGCTAAATTTTCAAAATTATTAGAATTACTAATTTTTTTTGAAAGGCTATAAACCTGACTAATTAATGTATTAAGTTGTTTTAAATCATTCATTAATAATATATAAAAAATTGTTTTTATATCTTGTTAATATCAATTTTAAATAATAATGGAAAATAATTATATTGAAATAAATTATAAGAATAAACCTGTTCAAGTACTTAGATATTTGTCTGAGTCTAATTCACAATTTAATGCTAAATTAGATTATATCAAAAAACTAGAAAATAAAGATGTAGAATGGAAAGAAGCAAATAGATTATCTAAAATATGGCATTGTGTTAAATTTAGAAATTGTAAGTATTCATCAGAAATTTATCATAAAGTATTATATTATGAAAAATAAAAAATCAATTATTATCACAATGTAATTCTCCGTCAATATTTGATAAATTTTTTGATAAACATCTTGATAAATCTTTTGAAGCCATTTTATAAATACCTTTTTTATTCTTACATTCAGCCCAAATCAAAGGATATCTAAAATCTAATAGTTGACAAGAATTTGACCAATTACCAGGTGGTAAATTTTTCTTTTTACGATTATTATGAATAATTGGTCTGAATTCTTCTTTATATGAATTTTTAAAAACAAGTATAATTACATAAATAAGTAAAATAATAAATATTAAATTTTTATTCATATATATATTCTAGAATAAAAATTTAAGCTCTTGCTTGATCATCTGACCATTTTTTATTAATTCTTGATTGTGTGACATATCTAGAGTCATCCCATTGTTTTAAATTAACTGGATAATTTGATGAATCAGAAGGACATACTTTACAAGGTGCTGTATTAATGCATACAGGAGGTCTAGGCATTGGAACTTGCCATTTATTAGTATTTAAGATTGTATAGTCATTATCCCATTGATTTGAAATTTTATCACCAAGAGGTGAATAAAAATCGGAAGGTAATTCGTTATAAACTCTATCATCTTTAACTTTTCCATCTACACTACGTACTTTAGATTTTCCTTCTTTCTTTAATAATTCTAATGAACTAATAACTTCTTCAACTGTTAATAGTTTAGATCTCATCTTAAGTTGAATATTTTCAACATCTCTTGCATCCAAAACACCTTTATCATTAAGTTCATTTAATAATGATTCAAAATATTTAGCTGCAATTTTTCCATTAGTATTTGTAATCATTCTACTACTTAATTGAACTTTTAATTTATTAATTTGATTTTCAAGATCTTTCTTTACTTTATCAACTTCCATAGCACAACCAACTTTATATGATTTATCTTTACGTTTTCTTTCCTTCATTTCCGATTTGGATTTATGTTCTCTAGATTTTAGAGAAGCTGATTCTGATTTACGTTCTCTTGATTTAGATGCTGTAGCTTCTAATTTAGGAGTAGATGCTTCTGATTTGGGAGTAGATGCTTCTGATTTAGGAGTAGGTGCTTCTGATTTAGGAGTAGGTGCTTCTGATTTAGGAGTAGGTGCTTCTGATTTGGGAGTAGATGCTCCTGATTTAGGAGTAGGTGCTCCTGATTTGGGAGTAGATGCTCCTGATTTAGGAGTAGATGCTCCTGATTTAGGAGTAGATGCTTCTGATTTAGAAGTTACTGCTTTTGGTTTTGCTGTTTTAGCTTTTGCCATTTGCATTTCCATCTTCTTTTTCAATAAAGCTTCAATATCAATATTAAGATCTAAAGCAAATGGATCTTCTTCTTTAGCAGCTTGTGCAAAACCTTCTTTTCTTTTTTGTTTAGGATTTCTAAACATTGTGCAATCAATCATAATAAAACCAATAGTAATTATTGCTAAAACTAAAATTAAATCTTTATTACTCATTTGTATAGATGGAATCATTTTTAAAATAGTATAAACTAAACCGGCTACAACTATATATTTGACGATATCTTTAGTTGAAAATAATGAATTTTTCATTTATATAACATATTAGATATTTTTTTATAATTTATAAAATTTATTTTCTATTAAACAAAATAATTAATACTAAAACTACTATGACTAAAATTAAATTTAATGAATACATAATAAATAGTAAAGATACATATGGATAAATTCTATTTGCAAAATTGGTAAATATTGGATTGATTACTTCTTGTTCTAGTTTAGTTTTATTTTCTTCTTTATTAATTTCAATTACTAATTTAGAAATGAAATCTTTTGTTAATTTATCTAACATTAACAAAATAAAGAATTTAATATTTTAATTTTTACTCAATTATTAAAAATTGAATTTTTTTTTTCAAACTTTATATCTATTTAAATTAATGTTAAATATTATTAACGACGATATCATTTACAAACTTGGTAGAAATGCTCAAGAAAATTTTAAATTAATTGATGAAGCCAATGAAATTGATAGTGATTATTGGTGGTTTCATCTTGAAGACCATTCTTCCGGTCATTGTATTGTTCATACTAAAGATTTGAACAAATCAGTTATATTATTGGCTGGATCTTTAGTCAAATCCCATTCAAAATTAAAAAATCAAAAGAAAGTCAAAATTATATATATTCAAATAAAATATATTAGAAAAACCAAGACAGTTGGTGAAGTTATTTTAAATCAAAAACCAAATGTTATAACAATATGAAATTTTAATTTAGAAATTTATTAAAAAATTCCAATCATTTTTCTTTATTAATAAAAAAAATTTGATAATAAAATATGTTATAAAGCTTTTCTAATATATATCAATATAATGTCTATAAATCCTATATATTACAGTGAAGATGTAAAGAAAATTGATAAGATAGAGTTTAGTGTTTTTAGAAATAAAGATGTTAAACAATACTCAGCAGTTAGTAGTGATCCCTTTGGTATCGACTTGGCTGAATCTTATGAAAATTATGAACCAAAGAAAGGTGGTTTAGTGGATTTAAGATTAGGAACATGTGATATTTATCTTCCATGTACAACATGTGGTGAAAATTCACTAGATTGTCCTGGTCATTTTGGTCATACTGAATTAGCTGAACCTGTATTTCATTTTGGATTTTTAAATCATTTGAAGAATGTTTTACAATGTATTTGTTTGAAATGTTCTAATCTTTTGGTTGAGAAATCTGATAATCAATTTAAGAAAGCATTAAATAAAAAAGCAGAAGCTAGATACAAAGAAATTAAAATATTGACCAAAAATGTTAATTATTGTTTTCATTGTGGTGTTCCAGTACCTAAAATCAAACGTGAAGTCAAAGATAATGGGTCTATTAAAATTATGATTGAACGTGATGTTAATACTGGTACAGGTAATGAAAAAGAAGATCTAGCTAATATTAAAAAGATTAAAGAATCATTAAGTCCAAGAGATTGTTATAATATTTTACGTAATGTATCTGAAACTGATTGTTATGTACTTGGATTCAATCCAAAAATGCATCGTCCAGAAGATATGATTATTGAGAAGTTTCCTATACCTCCAGTTATTATAAGACCTACTGCTAAAGTTGATTTTATGTCAGCTGCAACTATGGAAGATTCATTAACACTAAAAATTTCTGATATTATTACTTCAAACAAACGTGTAAGGCAACAAATGGAAAAAGAAACAGTATCAAACGAGTTATCAACTTATAATCAAGACATTTTTAACTTACTACAATATCATGTAGCGACTTATTTTGATAATGAATCAGTTAGTTTACCACGAACTGAATTCAAAACAGGTGGACGAACTACTAAATCAATCAGTGACCGTATTAAAGGTAAAGCTGGTCGTGTTAGAAGCAATCTCATGGGTAAATTTTGCTCAAAACAGGTAGCTGCTTAAATGGTTGATATCAATACCATTTAAGAAAAACAGTGTAATGATATCTTAAATATAACTACCTAGTCTCATAATAAAATTAAATTAAGACAATTTTATATGAGGCAACATTGTCAAATTGCGGGAAACTCTAATTCACAATATGTGATTAGTATTAATAAACTATAACTATATTGAAAAATATAGTTAAACATTCGCTTAATTGGCGTATGAAGCATTTAAAGATTTAATAATTATTCTAAATAATGAAATTTTTAGTATATAAAATTACAAATACTGAAAATAATAAAATTTATATTGGAAAGACAAAAGAATATTATAAAGATAATTTTTTTGGAATAGAAGGAAGACTTAAAAATCATTTAACTTGTGCTTTTTCAAAATCAAAATATAATGATTGTCCTAGATTATATAATGCTATCAGAAAATATGGCAAAGACAAATTTAGGATTGATCTTATAGAAGAAACAACTGAAGAACTTATAGACTCAAGAGAAATATATTATATAAATAGATTTAATTCTACTAATGATAATATTGGATATAATATATCTCTTGGAGGTGGTGGTAGATCAGTTGTTAATGTTGATGAAGAAATTAGAAATAAAATATCTAAAGCACAATCTAATAATGGTGAACTTAACATTAAACCTTATTTGGATGATAATAATATTCATATTGGATATTTTGCAAGAAGAAGAGAAAATGGTACTATATTTCAAAAGTATTTTACTAGTAAAAAATTTTCATTGGAAGAAAATTTAGCAAAAGCCAAAGAATGGATATTAAACATTAAAGAAAATAAGGAAGATAGTGCTGTTAAGTATAATAAGTCAAGTAACCTACCAAAAAATATCAATTATATAAAAGACAAAAAAGACAAAAATTTGATTATAGGATATCGTGTTGATATTCTAAAAGATAATCTTAAAACTGTCAAATCTTTCCAATCTAAATCAGGAAATTTAGAAGAATTATTAAATAAAGCTATTGAATATAAAAATCAAATATTAAATGCTTAAGTGAAATTATTAATACTATCCAGGAAACTGGTATTAGATAATCCGCAGCCAAGTTCCTAAACTCTATTTTAGAGCATGGAAAAGGTTCAGAGACTAGATGGCAATGGGTCTAACAATAGTTGGGCTTAAGGTATAGTCCGAATAGTTTATAAACCTAAACACTTTAAGTGCATGGTTAAAACTATCTCGAAAAGAGTTGACTTTTCTGCACGTACGGTTATCACATCGGACCCTTACATTGATATTGATCAAGTGGGGGTACCTAAAAAGATAGCTATGGAATTAACAATTCCCGAAGAAGTAACACCATTTAATATAAAATTTCTTACTGGTTTGGTTAAAAATGGACGAGATGTATACCCCGGTGCAAACTTTGTTTTGCGTGTTAATTATCGCGACGGTAAATCTGAAATCCAGAAAATTGACTTGAAATATCGTAAGAAAGCAATTAAATTAAATTTTGGTGATGTAGTCGAACGTCATTCAGTTGACGGAGATTATGTTTTATTCAATCGACAACCTACACTTCATAAACCATCCATGATGGGTCACAAGATCCAAGTCATCGATAATGACAACCTGAATGCATTCCGAATGAACGTATCGGTTTGCAAACCTTATAATGCCGATAGAAAAATCGTCAAAGTCGGCAAAAGG